GCAGAGTCCTGGAGAACGCGTGTTACATCTTTCGCTGCGTCCTCTGTTAACGAGACGGTTTCTGAGTTCGACTTTCCGAAATCAACTACCTCAGAATCGGAAAATCCAAATGTGTCAGACAACGATCTGGCAAACTGCTTTGCCAGTTGCTCTTGCATTGAAAGCGTGTCAGTAACGGCTTTGGACGCCGAGTAAGCAAGGTCCTCTGTCAGCGTTGCGATATTGCCTTTATCGAGCCCCGACTGCTTTGCAAAGTCCCCCAATTGAGCAAGATCGTCCAAGGTAAATGCATCAGTAAAGGACCTGCTGAACTGCACAACTCTAGATAGCTGCTCTGACACAGACACGCTGTCTGACAAGCCTTTGCCATAGTCAGGCGCATAAGACTCGGCTACAGAAACGCTGTCGCTATCTGGCCGAGAGAAATCAACGGCCAGCGCCTCTAGCACTGATACGGAGTCGCTTTTACTGGCAGAAAACGAATACTGCGACGCTTCTGTTACCGAGAAAGAATCCGTCGCCTGCTTACCAAGGGCTGCTGCAAGGCTTTCGCCCATTGAGAACGAATCGTCGAGCCCTTTGGTGAAGTCATAAGACGAACTTTCGCTTAAAGCAGCCTGATCGGTAAGATCTTTGCCAAAGGAGAGTACAGAGCTCTCGGACAAAGACGCTTGATCTGTAAAGACCCTCACGAAAGAGAGTTCTTTGAATAACGATTCAGTGACGCCAAACGAATCAGTCAGAGGCTTGCTATAAGAAAACGCATGCTGCTCGGAAAGCTGATACGAATCGCTGAGACCCTTAGCAAACTCAAACGACGAAACTTCGAGCAGCGTAACTTCCTGCCCTTCTTTAAAGTATCTATTAAGAGAAGATGGATCTAACGCTACATCGACTAATCGGGTATCTTCATAATCAACAGACAGACGAACGCTGACTATCTCAGAAGAGACAATCGCTCGTGCCCGCTGATAACTGAAGAATAGTTTGATCATTAGTCGAAGTCGTCCCTGACCTTGAACTTGATAAGATCGTTAACGGTTTGAATGCCGCCACTGGCAGTCGTGATCTCAACTTCGCCTTCAAAAATACCTGCAGTATCTAAGGTCCCAGTGGGAAAATTGGTGACTACCTTTCCGTTTGTAGCCTCTGTAATAGTGCAGGTGAGTGTCGACTTAACCGTCGTCTCCCCTAGCGCTCTAATACGCAGCCTTACCGTGGCACCGCTAAGATTTATCGGACGCCAAGTGGTGTTGTCGTTCTCATCCAAGACACTACCGATAGCTGCTTTATTGCTATCTCTAAGGGTGATGGTCAACTCTGGCAGAGTATCCCCAGCAACCAAGTTAATTGTGTCCGAGTAAGCCATAGTTATTCCTCTGCACCATTATATTACCAGAGCTAATATTGATTAGTAAGCCCAAATCACCGGCTCCTGGGTCCGAATGTCCACATGTACGAAGGTTTTGGCCACGCCGATACCACCAAAACCAAGCTCCAAGGCGTGCTTAATAATTGCCCGTCTCTGCGAGCCTGTAGAAACGGCGATGTCTGCAGCAATTCCTTGGGCGTGAGTACCGGGCGCTTGCTTAGCAGCCTCGATGCTGTGTCTTTCGGACCGATATCCAGAGGTAATTTTGAAAGCGAAACCGCATTTTTCGCGCAGCTCGTCAAGGCTATGTATGAACTCAGGCAGCATCTCGTTCTCGCCTGTTTCTTGGCAATCGAACTCTGAAATATCGAAGTACTTGTACATCAGTCACCCTTTAAAAACGATCAACGCTTACTTTTCGCGTTGTATACCTTTAGCTTTTTCGAAAGTTCTCAGTCCACCGAGCCCGAGCATCCCCAAAAGCACTGTCATAAGACTTTGCATATCGAAAGTTGGCAGTGTCGGCAGTTCAGTACCTAAGTACGCGGTGACGAACAGCGTCACTGGTAAGCCAAGAAAGTGCCAAAACAACGCCAAACCACACGTCCAACCAACAAACGGACGCCAACCCGCTACAAACATCGACTTGTGAGCTGCTTCCGCCTTATTGACCTCCAGCTGCCCTTTCGCCAACTCCTGTGCATGACGCTCAGACATGGTAGCGATCTCATGAGCTAGCCGATCGCGCTCCCCAGCGTCTGGGATGAACTTGTCGAGCAGGCTAGTAACAGGCCCTATTAATGCTTCTAACACCCTTGTCTCCTAAAGCTGGCTGTATATCGGAATCAAGCGATTACCTAACGTGCGATCGACGCGCCAGCCATTCTGGAATACCTCTTCAATCGTCTCGGCGGTAGGCCCGAGCAAGCTAAAGATCGCTGAGCCACCCCACTCCGAGTTTTGGTGCGCCATCTGAGCCATGCTCAGCGGACCCAGGAACCCTGACTTCTCGATAATCTCAAACCAGTAGTCGTCCCAGTCCATCTTGTCTGACCGGAAGTACTTCTGATCCGGCTCTTTGCCGGGGATGAGCCACGCCAGTCCGTTCTTGGCGTGCTCACGCAGCTCCATACCCAACATTGCGAGCGGCATAGTGGCAACCGCGGTGAGCAAAAGTATTAAAGCAACAGCAGTAAGCTGTGCTTGACCAGTTGTTGTCTCTGTACGCGCCTCTGCCTCGCGCAGTACCCCGCCCATGATGGTCTTGTAGTAGCTATAGAAGTAACCCTTCAACTGCCAAACCAGTGCCCATCGAGGATCTGAGGCCCAGACAGGTCGCTCTGCTGCGTTGGGGCGCATGATAGATGACTCCACAAAGCGAGCTAATGCGTCGCGCACCTTTACGCCTTCAGGGGTATCGAAACTCCTGTTTTCGTTCCACGCTAAGATTTCTTCTGCAGTAACGCCAAGCTCTTCGAGGTATCGCGTTGAGTTGGGGTTGTTGAATTCGTTACGGGCATGGTTCAGTAGGAACTGCACACCCATGTTAGATGCGAACTCACGGCTGAACTTGGTAAAGAAGTCGAGGCCAATCAGCCAGAACCAGCCGTCTGACAGTTTCCGCACAAATGGGTCCATATAATCTTGCTCGGCTTGCGTAACCCATGCGTTAGCAACGGTCTCGCTAGTAACAACACCAATGTCCCTGGCTAGTTGCTGTGCTTCTTGACGGTTCTTGACGGTAGCAGCAATCTGCTTAAAGCCCGTCCACAGCCCACTAAAGTCCTTGTGATTAATAATTGGACCCGCCAGATCAGGCAGCGAAGCAATAGTGGCAAACGGCAGGATCGTTACAAACTGCAGGAACTGACCCCAGCTGTTGAGCTTACGCATCCACGGAGCGATAGGCTCTTTTTGATAGCCAAGGTACGAAGCAATTACGTCTTCGGCTGTCTTGCGGTCTTCGTCTGACAAGTCTGCCAGTCTTTCTCGCAACGCCTCTGGCCCGCCGGTAGCCTTGTTGAACTCGACGCGCTTGACTACGTGACGCATGTAGTCGATAAACGCTGCGTCTGGAGAGTTAGCAAAGTCGCCCAACAGCTCCCTGTCAATATTAGCGGTCAGCCTAATAGTTTGCTCTACCGCTGCCGCCGGATTTGTAGGGTCGATGGCGGTCTCTTCTTCAATTGACTGGCCGAGCTTCACAAGGCGGTCAATTGCCGCGTCGATAGTCTTTGGGTCAAGGTTTGGGTCGTTATCAAGCAACAGTTGCTTAAATTCAGCGCGACGTTCTGTAATCTCAAACAGGTTCAGTGAGATGGGGAAGTAGTCTGGTCGCTTACCAATACCCGTATTGCTTGGCTCAATGTACTCGTCGTAGAACGCTTCTAAGTAATCACGTATCTGCTTCGCTACTCCGGTCAACTGTGCAGTGGGGGTAGAGCTAAACGCTTCTTGGAAACCCGCTTGTACTTCAGGCGAACTCATGTCGCCAATCTCACGCTCAAACCGATTTTTCCAACGGCCAATAGTCGTGTTAGTAGCGCGAAGGAAACCAAGCTTGCCACGACCTGCCAAATCCTGTGCTCGGACGTAGAACATGTCTGCAATCTCGTCCCCCGCTACTCTGCGAAGGATGTTGTCTGCAGGAAGCAATAAGCTGCGGATTGCGCCAGCGAGGTTGCTCTTAGTGGCCTTCTCGTAAGCCCGCGCAGTAGAACGAGCCCCAGGTGTGTTTTGCACCTGCTCGACTATATCGGGGATCATGGTCTGCTGCGTTGTCTGCGTGTTCGCCTCGGCGCTATGACGTGCAGCCGCGTCCAGCGTACCTTCTATGTACTGCTCAAACGTCTCGTTGACCATGTCGTAGTTAGCAAAGCGGCGCTTAAAGTTGACTCGCGTGATGCTGTTAAACATATCTTTGAGGCGTCTTGCCAACTTCTTAAAGTGACGCTCTGGTAGGTTACGAGCCTGCCGGTTGATGTACTGCTTGCTGGCCCAGCGAGCAACTTGATCGGCGTACCACTCCTCGAAGCCATTCTCAAACCGCTCGTAAGAGTCATACTTTTTGTTTGCCTTGTATGCCGCTTCTAACCGGGCTCGCAAAGCTGGGTTAGCCATGGCCTTAGTCTGCTCCTGGCGGAACAAGGCGTGTCCAAGTTCGTGAGCTAGAACCAATGCGTCCTGCATTGAGTTGCCGGTCTCTTTAACAACGATGGTGTTTGTCTGACGGTCGTAGTACCCAAAAGCTGTCGACCGCTCAGTTAGTAGGCGACGCATGTTGAGGATTGCAGCAGCAACTGGAGGCGCGTACCGACTCCGTACTTCGGCATCTGACATGCTCTGCAACATAGAAAAGCTGACAATCAAGGGCCGCTCATCCAGGTTAAGACGGGACTGCAGCTCGTCGTGTACGCCCTTAACGATCGGGTCACTTTCCCAAGTAGCCGTTGGACGAGAGACGCGTGTGGGTTCAAACTCAGGCCCCTCCTGTTCAGGAGCGCGTTCGTCAGCACGGGTCGGTATCGGCTGATTGACGCGAGCGCCGGTAGTAGGGGCCGGACCTGTGCGTCGATCTGGGTTGCCGCCAAACACCTCGTCACGGGTAGGCTCCTCGAGAGAGACCTCGCTCGTCTCCATTTCGGTGCTAGCGGCCCGCTGTGCTACGTCGTTGGGGTCTTCTTCAGGCGTGTTACGGGCGTCTAGCTCGGGGTCAAAGTCACGGCGCTCGTCTATGGGACCAACTTCGCTGACAGTCTCCCTAACCTCAGACGCAAGCTCGGCACCACGCGGGGTGCGATTCATCAAGAAGTTAATATCCTGCGGCTTACCGCCTACTACCGCAGCCGTAACGGGCTGTCCGGTGAACTGGCCGTTTGCGCCGTAGTTAGCCTGGTTCAGCAGGCTTACCCCGTTAGCGTCTCGTAGGTCGTAGCCTTCGATAGCCAGATCCGCAAACATTTCCGACATCCCAGCACGCTGCGCGTTGAGGTTTCCGCCTGCGCCTGTGAACTGCGTACCCTCTCGCCCCTCTACAAGCAAACGCCCCGCGTTCACCAAAGAGACAAGACTGACCTCTGCCGTAGTACCGTCTGGTCTTACAAGCACAGCGTTACGGAACTGTTGTGGCGCTCCCTGCGCGTAGCCAACTTGACGCTCTAGAAACTGCTGCAAAGGAAGGCGTTCGATCTTCCCATCGCGCTCAAAACGATACAGCTTGTCAAAATCCTGTCGGACAACTTCAAACTTACCGTCGCGCTCAACAACAGACACAATCGAACTTGGATTAGCTTTCTGCTCAGCAACAGCAGTCTCGAGCAGCTTCTGGGAAAACTGTCCTACGCGAGAGTCGTTGCCAAACTCCGTTACAAAGGAATCTCTCGCTGCCTGCTCGCCGGGAAATAAATCGCCCTCTTTACGTGGCGCATAACTGGCGATGGTGGTTTGTTCTGCGTCTACGACCTGATCGGGCTCACCACCAAAGGCTTCGCGCACGTCATCAGGGATATCCATAGAGCGGACACCCTCTTCTTCCAGCTTTCTCTTGCGTGCTTCAAGAGCTTGATCTGCAGATACCACGCGGTATTGGAAGATGGGAGATAGTTTTTCGGCGTTGGCTTTTGCTGCTTCGAGGTTCGCTGCGGTAGTCAGCTCTGCTGACACCACGTTGCCCTTGTAATCTAGGGCTTCCACGACCAGATCAGCGCCATCTACTTTCGGGGATGTGTAACCTAATGCTTCGGCCAACGACTCCTCATTAGCACCCGACTTAACTACCTCATCGGCAAGCTTTTCATCCTTTGTGACGATGGTTCCGCGGCCCGGGATGTATCGGGCATGGAATACTTTGCCATCTTCTTCGAAGCGACCGTCTTGGGGGAACCGCTCTCTGCCCTGCTCTCCCGCAATCCATACGGCCTGCTTGGTGCTGTTTGCGTCGTGAATAGCGGCTAGCTGAGCATCTAGGTCGACTTTTGGTTCAGGGGTGGTTACTCCCTCATCGGTTTCACCGAACTGTTCCGCATTGATCTCTGCATCAACACGCTGTCCCTGAGACTGCGCCAGCTTCTCTCTGGCTTTATCAATGATGCGCTTAGACTCGCCTGCTGCGGCACCCAGCGTACCTCCAGCAGCACCCGCAGCTTTACCGCCTAAGAAACCGGCGAACGCGGACTCTGCCAAGCGCAACGCAGCGTCCTCGCGGGTAAAGTCATCATCCAGGTCAAACCTGTTAGCTACGCTAATACCTTCTTGCACAAATTCAGTTGTGCCTTCGATTGCCCCACCCTTCAGAGCGGAGCCAGCGATGTCGCTAGCGAGGCGATTAAAGATGCCACCTTCCTTGGCAGCGCGTTTACCGGCCACGTTCCCGACCAGCTTGAGCAAAGCGACTTCGCCCAAAACTCCAACGGCAGCTTGTGGTGCGCCCACTACTGCTGCACGGAATGCCTGCATTGGATCTAGCTCCTTGCCGGAATCCAACGCTTCAGACAAGTTGCTGCCTGACAGGGGTACATACTCAGACGTAAAAGCACCGCCCAACGCGCCGCGCCGGAAGTACTTATACATTTCGTTTGCGAGCTCAGTCTCGTCAGGAGTAGCAACGCCCTTTGCTGTTTTTGACAATGCGTCACTAACAACTCGTTTTGCCGCGTTGCGGCCTGTTGCTGACAAAACACCTCGCCCAGCCACGGTAGCTAGACCGCCGATACCCGCGCCTGCGATGGTAGAGATTGCCGAGGGGGTGATCTGGCCTACAGCTTTGACTGATTGGGTAAGGAAGCCTTCGAATGTGGGCTGGTCCAGAAACTCCTCGAAGGACTGCAAGTCTTCCATCCGAGAGGCTATACGCTCTTCGGTTTCACGGGCTTCAAATATATTCCTGGCAGCGGCGTCGTCTGCCCCAACAAGCGTCTGAGCAAGCGCCTGAAAGTAATCTATATCAGTGCCTAGTCCTTCAGCACCACTTCGAACGGATCGAGCAAAAACCTCCGATAGAGGTATATCGCGTTCGATTTCCGCCACTGATTAGTCCTCACCGCCGCTTGTTCGATTAGAAACTGCTGCCAAAAGCAAAATGTCGTAAAGGGTTTTGTCTAAATCTAAAAGTACTTTGGCGGGTACAGATTCGTCCATTTCATCGCCATCCTGGTCTGTAAACCAGAAGCCCTTAATCTTCACCTCACCATCTTCATCGATTGTGAAGTCGCCTTTCACGCGATTGAGATCAAAGTCAGTCTTGGAGACATTCTCGCGATCAATATCATCGCGGAACAGGGAGTAGAACGACTCGGCCAGCCCGCCCTCCTCCTGCGCGGCGTAAGCGGCAAGAATTTCAGATACGACGGGGTTTAGTGCGTCTTTGTATGCTTTCTGCAACCATTTTGGCTTATTTCTATACTCATTTATAAAGGGTGCCGCCTGAGTATTTAGGAAGCGCATCGCTGCTTCAAAACTATCGCCCTCTTCCTCTTTTATCTTGCCCCACTCTTTGAGCATTTCCGAGCCAGCCGTTGCCGCCAGCTGCACTGCGTCTCGCCTATCGTTATAAACCGCTCGCTCAAACTCCGCAGCACGCAGGTTTGCGTTTTGCTGCTGTACGCCCAGCGTGGCAGCATCGGCGGCAGACATAGATGTTGTACCGGTCTCTAACACGTTAGACACCTGAGCTACCAGCATTCGCTGGGTTGCTTCGTCACCTTTGAAAGCTGAAATCATTGAGGCGACTGCAAGCGCCCGCTGCCGATCACTCTTCAGGTTTCTAAGATCAGAAACTGTCTCTACACCCGCTTGCTGCAGACTAACGGCAACCTGCTGTTGCTGAGCGGGAGTAACAGTAACCTCGCCAGATGCTACTTTTGCCGCAACCTCTGATACAGGTAGCCCTTCCGTCTGCTCTGCTACCTGGTTCATGGCCTCCTGATCTTCAGGGGTGTCCATGATGAATGTTGCGGGTTCGAGTTCGGCTATTTCGTCACGAAGCCTGTCCCTACGGGTCTGGGCGGCTCGCAACGCACGCCCACCGGTCCCCGACTCCTCAAGTCTTGTGACGCGTGCTTCAGCTTCTTCAAGCTCAGATTTCTTTTGCGGCAGCTCTTTTTGTTTGCGAGCTGCTAAGCCACGTTGTTCTGTTTCACCCATAATTTCCAACGGGCCTCTGACACCTCTTCGTGGAGCAGTGGGCTCTTCTTGTGGATCAGGGGTCTCTGGCACTGGGGTTTCAGCTGCAGCGGGCGGCGCACCGTCGTTGATTACTGTTTGTACAAACGCGACCTTCTCTTGCGGATCTTCGATGTTGGCTACGCCAGAGGCAACGCCTCTTTTGATAGCGACTTGCTGCTCGGGAGGAACGCCTTTCTCTTCCAAATCTTTTTCAAGCAGATCAAATTGTGCATTAAGGGCTTGCGTGACCGTATTTTGTTTCGCGATGTCAAACTCGGTCTGCCTAACAACGGAGCGGTTATAAGCAACATTTGCAACATCAAGAAAGTCATCAAGGCTCTTGAACGACGCTACTGGGGAATTTGGGTCCTTAGAGCCATCTGCCGTAATAACGCCGAATGTGCCATCTTCATTAGAAGTCTGAATCACCCACTCGTCATTAGGTCCCTTTACAAACCTTATGTCTTTTACAGACGGATCTATAAAACCAGAAGTACGGGCAATGTTTAACAACGCCTCCCTCGCCACAGGGTCATTGGCCTCTAATTTACCAACAGTCCTGTCACGGTCTATACGATCTAGGCCATCGTTTGTAATGCCTGCGTTTTTTGCCATACGGATATTTTGATTAGAGTTATCTTGTTCTAGCAGTACGGTCCGCTCTTGCACTGCGCGCGCCTCTTGCGCCTCTCGTATAGCAAGCTCTCGGTCTAGCCGCTCAGCCTCTTCCCTGGCTGCAAATGCTGACCCGGCTCCGGCTAAGCCAACACCAATCCCTGCTAATCCATCCAAAAGACTCATGACACTTCCTTATATAAACGCCGCGAGGATCGCCGCAGCGCCAAGACTACCGATCAGTCCGTAGGTCTGAGCTTTCTGTGCAGCTTTGGCTTGCTCATAAGCATTTTTGCGAGCAGTAGCATCTGCTGCAGCCGATCCCATTTGCTGCAAAGAGCTCCGATTGACGCCCTGCCCGATGTTGATCAGGTCTGCCAACAATGTCTGATTAGCGTCTCGCTGCGCTAAACGGGCATCGCCAAGTGCCTGAATACCCCCCAGGGTGTTGCTGCGGCCCAAACTGCGCTGCATCTCCTGCTGTTGAGCGGGAGTCAAAGCAGTGCCGTAGCGACTAATGTTTCGCTGCGCTATGTCGCGGGCCTGTTGCTGCGCGCCTGTAATGTCTTCCCGGGCCTGATCGATAATGCTGGTATCAGTCTGCGCCTGATTGATTAGCTCTTCTTCGAATCCGCCGTAGTTAGTGATGAAGTCCAAATACTGCTGGCGGGTAAGATCGGCAAACGCTTGGTCTGGGTCACTGACTGTCGGAATAGAGGCAGCGTTGTTCGGTGGCGTATAGTCTGTAGGGACGTTGGGGTAAGCGCCCATTCTCGCCATCCGACGATTAGGCACGTCTTGCTGAGCAACTTGTATATCAGGTTGCGGAACAGCTTGCTGCTGCATGCGCTGCACCATCATTTGCTGCTGCTGGACTGTCAGCTCTTTAGGAAGATCATAAATTGCCATTAGATGCCCCCCTGACTTGAAAGATTGTTGAAGAAGTCTTTCGAGAACCTGCCCATGCCAGAATTCGCCGCGTCTGGGTTTGCATCAAGGTACTTATTCAATCCGGCCCCAATTGCGGCTCCGGCCAACTGACCGCCTGCCTTGTACTTAGCAGCGGCTACCTGTTGATTCGCTCGGGCTTTTGTTAACGCCTCTGAAGTAGCAAGACGCGATGCCTGGGCAAGTCCGCTTTGTGCTTCTGCCGCTTGTCCGCGAGCAGTGCCGAGCACGCCGGTCTTCATCCGGTTCTCGATACCTTTAGCGGCTGCGGTTGCTTGGCCCAGCTGACCCTGGATAGCAGCAGCGCGATCACCAGCAGCTCCGACGCGCATCGTCTCCTGAAAACCACCGTCAGCCAGCGCCTGCTGGGTGTCTGCGTTAGCTCTGCCGCGCAACGTGGTTTTGTAGTCGTCGGTCATAGACTTGTCGCGCATCTGCTGGAGTAGTGGGTCGTACAGTTGCTTGAAGCGGTCGTATTCTGCTTTTGCTACGCCTGCGGAAACCTTCTCGGCTTCGGACTGTTTGGGTTTATCTGGGCTGCTGCTCATTGCCGCACGTCCTTCTTTAAAGAGATGAAGTCCAAATCCCAACCGACTTCTTTTTCAATGTATCCAGCTAGTTTGTGATTAAGAGTCCTTACCTCAACAAAACTAGCTCCAATATCGCGGGCCACTTTCTCGAAAAATGCGGTGTGCCTTACTGCCTCTGCCCCGCCCCGCCTTTTTGCCCACGCAAACCATAGAAACAACGACTTAGCACCGCTAAACATGGCCGTAGAGACGGTAGTCACCACAAACCCATCATCTGTAACCCAAAGATGTGCATCCTCTGCTTTACATGCCGCGTAAACATCTTCGGGAATGACCTCAAGGAACGAAGTGCTGTCAATAATTTCTTCCAGCGCGGGCCTAATCCAACCCCAATGTTCTTTAATGTCAGCCAGAACCGGGTCACTTAATCTCTCTTCCGTACCTATTTCGTTGGAACTTGTGTGAGCGGTAAACGCCTCCATAACTAACCTTCCTGGCTATTGGCATATCTGCATGACGCGCTCTGCGGTCTGCTTCTTGAATACTCTGCTGGAACAAGGTGCCGTACACCTGTGCAGCGCCGAAATCTGTCCACTCTTTACTGGGCAGACGTAAGAGACGGAACAACGCCCCCTGGATAATTGCTTCTCGGTAGTCCGTCATGACATCGTCGTCGCAAGACCTAGATGTGTATGTGGGCTTCAACTGCGCGCGCAGTATTACTGACGATGATTTCGTTTCGTTTGGAACTGGCACAAGCCAGAAAGTAGATTGATTAACTTTGACGAAGTAGTCGGGCTCGCCAGCGTTATCGGCATCACGCCACTTCGGTACACGCTGCTCTAACAGCCCGGTCGAAATTGGCTCTAGGTCATTCCCTTTATAGACCACCCACATGATCTTATGAACGACCGTCCCGCTCGGGGGCTCTAGGTCATACTCAAAGATATTAGCGACCGTAGTTACTGGATCTAACTCCTGCTGATACACGGGCGCTTTCTCGCACAGCTCGATAGCTGCTGCCCGAATGTTGCTTTCTATAAGGGTGTCAGGGCACCCCGGCACCATCGGTATGATCTCTGGTAAGAGCGCTTCGTATCTAATAGCCACCGGCTATTACCCCGCTACTGCTGTAGTTAAATTAGGGTTGGCTCTACTTTCGGTGTTTGGTGTGGTAATCAGATCTACCTGCCCTTTTCCAGTCAAAGACTGCAAGAACAACTGGTAGTGCCCGTTGGCACGCTGAGAGTTACCTGCGTACTCGGCGTCTTTCAGGTATGCCTGATACAGCACGTAGTTCATGACCGCGTTGGCGTAAATGTCAGGAATAGATAGGTTGTCGCTGGCCGTGACAGCTGCGGGGTTCGCAGAGTAGACAATCTCTATGTAGGAGTTACCACTTACGCCCGGGTATACGTAAAAATTGCGCGGATTCTGCTCATCGTAAATGTAGTGCTTGACCTCTGTGCCATGAGCCGCATCGCCTGAAACGGTCGGGTCATGCCAGTTAGGTACTTGGGCATCTAGGATCTCACGACTAACGAGACGGATGGATCGGCTACCCGTCCCTCCTGACGATGCTGACATGTTTCTAACTACTCGCAGCAAGCGGTTGCCAGCGCTAGGAATTTCCTGCTTGGTCCCATCAGACAACGTGACCGTCGCGTTTACGGCGCTTGCATCAGGCTTCAAAAGAGCGATTTCGCGCTGTGCGTCGTTAACCCAAAAAACCAGCTCAGATTCTGGCCATCGAATGTTAGAGGTGTCCTGTAAGGTAGTCTCTACTCTGGTAAGGACGCTAGCTACCGTAACGCTCATTTAAACTCTCCTTTATGAGTTAAGGGCTTGCTGCCAAGCCTCTTCACGTTCATTCGTGGGCACTGTGCGTCCTGCGTACTTGTTCACAGCGGTAGCTTTTGGCGTTCCGTCTGCTTTGAAATCATCGGGATTAGCGGCGTTGATGATTTCATCCATAACCTCGACCAGCGGCTTCTGGTCTTCTGCGGGCGGCTCTGGCTCAACTTCTAGTGTCGGAGCATCCCCTACAATCTCTGCGCCCATGGTCAAAGCGATCTTTCCAATTTCATCGCCAACTTCTCGTGGCACACCGGCTTCAAACAGCACTACGGCCCCAGATAGCATGGCTACCCTCAGAGGCTCTTTGCTAACAATCTTCATGAGTTTTCCTTAGAAAAAAAGGCCCCCCGAAGGGGGCCATGGACCTTACTGAGCGGTATCGAGGCAGATGACTCCGAAGTCTTCTACGCCGCTGTTGATGTCAGCGTTGTACTTAGGCTTGCGAAGACCGAAGATCTTGCCTACCGAAATACCCAGCTGATTACCGTAGTCGAAGGTATCTTCTACGATCTCAGGCAGACCAATGTCAGCCATAGCCAGCGCCTGAGCACCTACAAACAGAGCTCGTGCACCGGTTACGTCTGCATCAGCACCCCACTTGTAGCCAGCAGCGCCAGCGTTAGAGGAAGTGCCAGTCGTGCCACCTTCAGTTGAGAAGACGTGACGGAACTCGTGAACCATTACGCCATCAACCATCAGGCTTGAGGAACCAGCAAACAACTCGTTGCTAGGACCACGGACGCCTGCGTTGCGGACGTTAGCCAGGAAGTCTGAGTCAAGCTTCAGATCAGCCATCTGCTGCGGGGTAACAAACAGGTGGAACACCTCTTGGTTTCCAGCAGCGCGCATGCCACGGATGTAGTTGTCTTTGGCGTATGCCTTCAGCTCTACAATGTGACGGTAAGCCAGCTTGTCGGTAGCTGTGACAGCAGTAGTGTCGCCTGCAGCCAGAGTCGTACCGCTTACTCGGCGGTGACGGTTGCTGGTAGGAGCAGATACGTCTGAAGCGAACTCCAGGTCTACCAGCTCGTGACCCGCAGATGCCGAAGTAGTCCGCAAAGCGCCGTTAGTCTTGTGCGTGTATGCAACACCAGACAAGGTCAGAAACGCCAGCTGGTCGATACGGTCAGCCATTGCGTAAGCCAACATGTCGCGAGAAGTCTCACGGAAGTTAACGATCGTCTTCTGATCGGCAACTCGGCCCGCGATACGGTTTGCGAAACGCAGCTGGTCCAGCTCGATGGTGATGTCATACGCGCGGAGGGCTTCTTCGTTGCCTTCCAGCGTGTTGTCACCAGTGATACCGTCTCCAGTCATGTCAGCAAGCAAGGTCAGGTTTGCCTTGGTGCCCTTCTCTGACTTGGTGAGTTCGGTGATTCGCTGAACAGCGGCGTTCTGGCCGGTTCCAGCAAACTGGTTGATGAAAGAAGCGTTGCGGGCAACGCGCCAAAAATCACGGGACCACGCCTGAAGCTGGTCGCCCGTGAGGGTTCCGAAATTAGTAGTAGCCATTTGGGTTCTCCCTTAATAGGCATAAAAGTATTGGCGGCAAAAGCCACCGTTCTTAGCCGACTTAAAGGAGCGGCTAATCCGTACCCCGTATCGTGAGGCGACGAACTAGCGCTGTTTTACGAGGTGCGACCTCGGCTTTTTTAACGCCTGTGCAGGCGAAGACGTTTTTAGCGTGATCGACACGATCAGTTATCGTACTGATAGACGAATGCTACTCTGATATTAGCGTGGGTAATACTAAAAGGCAAGAGTCATAACGCTATTGCAATGGATTAGACAGCGCGTCCATCGCGTTCCAAAGATCATTCACTTCGCGCTCTATGCCCTTCACAGCTTCGTCGTATTTTTCAACGGTGCCTGCTTGATTGGCTACCGTAATTGCGCTTTCACCAGCTTGCTTTTCTGCGGCCTCAACGCGATCTCTTAGATCAAGGAGCTCTTTTTGCCGGTCCATAATTTGTTCCAGATTTGCGCCCAGCTCCGAGAGCTTTCCCTGAAGCCCTGATATGTTTTGGTCAGTAAGTCTTTGCTCCACCAGGCTGATGCGGTCAGTGAGATCTGTGAGATCAGGGACCTCAATAGAGTCCAACCTGCCTTCAATGCTATCGATGCGAGCGAAAAACTGACTCGCAGCCCATATGCCGCCACCCAGGGTAGAAGCCATAGATAAAACAATAGCAATCCACACGCCTTTGAAACTTGTGCCATTAACATTGAGTTCTACTCCGTCTAAAGCCACGCTAACCTCCCTGACAGCTTTCAACCTGCGTAGGATCTTGAAAGAACGCGCAGGGGTTATAAGTTGGTCCGGTTAGATAAAAGTTGCTGCTTTCGCCCTCGGCCAAGATGTCCGCTGTTGGCACGAAGTAGCTGTTGACCATCAGCACAACAACCGAGTCCTGAACACCTTCAAAACTTACGATTACCTCACCCATCTCTACAGAGAAGAACGAGTCTACGGCTTCGGCGTAAGTTGAGCCCATGCTGTCAGCTTGCTGGTTAGCGGACTCAATAAGAGTAGGATCATTTGCTACGGCCATAAATGCCGCCGCTGTCTGCGAGTTCTCCTCAACTGTCACTAACGCATCGTTGTAGATATCTACGTCATTTTGCTCAAGCGTTACGTCATTATTCGCGATGTAATCTTGGACCGCAGTGAGTGCTTCGCCGTCTCCAGCCGCTTGAGCGTCTGCCGCAATCTCGTTGACTCGGACTACCTCGATAACTGCCTGCGCCGCAGCAACGTATGCGTCGATAGCTTCGTTGACATTATTCATCGCTTGGTTTGCGGCGTTGTCAAAGTAATCTTGTGCGCCAACATCGACGATGTAAGTGGCATTCTGAACCGCCACAAGTGAAGCGTTGTAGGCGTTAGCCTGATCAGCAGTAATGATGCCGTCGTTTACCGTTCCTATCGGAGCAATGCCACCCGTAGCCGCATAAGCTGTCATACCGCCGATGGCTCGGATGCCGTAGTCGAAGGTAGCTCGGATAGACGAACTCGTGTTTACAAGTTCATCAATCTCCTGAATCGCTAAGGCTGGTGCGGAAACGCTCGCTAATGCTAGTGCCAGTATCGATTTCTTCAACTTCATTTGCTCCACCTATATTTAGTACAAGATCGTAGTAGTCCTTCCTGTCTTCGTAGTTTGGAATAAAAGCTTTCGGGCTCCGCCGCATAGCTAAAATTGCCGCTCGACCAACGACTAACTTCCCGTTGACCAGAATCGGACAAGGTGTACCTGATGAGAACATAGCTTCCCAAACAGCATGCTCCTGGCACATAAGAGATACCGCTGCGATGCTCATCCCAAGCTCTTTAAGGGTTTTTGCATCTTTTCTGCGATTGCACTTTTCGTCTTGGCTGTAATAGCCGGAACTTGCGCCAAACATAACGAGCTGTAGCCCACCTGACTTTGATTTCAGGCAGGTGTCATTGCCAGAACTCATAAGGCTTGGGGCAATTGCGCTATAGACTGGCATCTCGCTGCTAGAGCCAGCGCCGTTATAGGTTTTAGAGTTGTTGGTAGTACTGTTATTTGAGTTCACAGTACTGTCTTGCGTATTAGTATTTAAGTCGCCATCTTGCTCGTTTTGAGCAAGCGCGGCGCTAGACGCCAACAAGCACACCAGTAGTAACCGCATACCATCATCGATACCTTGACGTTTTCTTAGCAATCTTCCGTGGTTGCTTCGAAAACTGCTTCCCCTTCTTGGTATCCTCGCGCTTCTTTCGTGAAGTAGCCGCGTACTCTTTCTTAGTTAGCGCGTCTCTTGCTTTCTTCGGTAAGTACCGCTCGCCGGTAGCCTTGCTACCCTGCGTGCTGTTCTTCCCGCTTTTGGTGCCCCACTTCTCCTTAGTCCACTTGGACAAGGACTTCTGTGCCTTGGTTTTTGCACCTGAGTAACCGCCTCCAGCTTTTTTGTACCTTTGCGTAGCAAGCTGCGCCTTCCTAGCGCTCCATTGCCCCGGTTTACCACCTTTTGAGCCAGCTTTTACCGCTGCGACAATGCGCTTCCACTTCGCCTCGTCAGTACGGGCCATGGCTACTTCTTCTTGGCCTTTGACTTAGCTTTCTTTTTGGCGGGCTTTTTCTTGCCGCGCATACCACTGCAAGGTTTTCCGTCGTGCATTAGTAGCCTCCGCGCTTCTTCTTGGCCTTGGGCTTAGCTTTCATCTTTGCTTTGGCTTTTGCCGCCGCTTTTTTGCCTTCTTTAGTGTATGGATACTTCTTTCCGCCTACGTTTGGCATGATTAGCTTCCTTTCTTCCATTTAGTGGACTTGGATTTCGTCTTACTGGGGGACCACTTGACCTTGTCCGCCCAATAAGCCGCTGACATCTTTCCTTTCGAGATATTCTTGGCATGGCGCGACTTGAACGCCTTGCGCTGACCAACTGTCTGGTTGGTTTTGACCCCCTGCTGCCCAAACCGAATCGTTTTGACCTGATCGCCCTCTTTGGCCACCACAATGTGTGACTTTTTAGGGTGGGATGGGGTGCGCTTGGGCTTGTTGAAGCCTGATACGCCTGCTCTCGCGAGTCGGGGGTCTTTTTCTCTAGCCATTACAAGAGATCTCCTCGTAATCGTTTGATGGTTGCCTCTGGCAGCGCATTAAACTCGTCTTCCGTCATATTGCTGATGTCGAGAGCCTTCTCGCCCCGTGCAGCAGAGCTCTCGCCAGGCAATTCCGGCGGTTGTGACTTGGCTGCGTTGAGCTTTTTGTTTACTTCGGCGCGTTTTTTGGCAACTTCGTCCTGCACCGGTGCGGCAGACTGCGTCAAAGTCGATTCTTGCGGGGCTTCTTGGGCCAAATCGTGGTCTTTGATGACAAACTTGGCTGCTTTAGACAGTGCGTCTACCGCATCGAAGCCCTGCACGATAAAGGCGTCGCGCAAATCGATAACTTCTTGCGTGTAATCCGCGTTGTACTCGCCAGAATTCTGGTCAAAGACCGGAAAATTAGCCTCCAACTCGTTTGCAGCAGCTTGTAACGCAGTAGCTTGTGCATTTTGTGACACGGTCTGCTGCATCTTTTGGCTCATGTCGAACTCAAGCTGCGTTTTTTCCGCAGTTCGGATCTCTTGACGCAGTCGTACCGCCTCTGCTTCCTTGCCGTCGAGCACTAAATTCATGTACTCGCGCTCTTTGGCATCAAAGTCGTAAGCGTCAGGTGCGTCCGCAGGGGGTTCCTGCGCTTTTTTCATGTCTTCTACCTGCTTCTGCAGGGCTTTTTGCTTCGCAAGCACCTCATCTAGACGCGATTTCGGCACCATCGGCTTATCTTTAGTAACGTCGGACTCTGGGGCGGGCTCCGGCTCTGCTTCTTCGGCAACTACCTCCTCGGTCTCTTCGGCTACTG